TGCAGAATTCGTCCATCATTCCAGTGGGGGACTCCTTGAATGGAACTTGGGGACTGAGTATGTCAGGTGGTAACGGTCGAACAGAGGTTATTGAGTTAAGAGATGCACCGCACTCTGTAATCAAAAAAGGCATTCGTGTCGTTAATAATACAAATGGTGGAAATAAAGACATCGCTCAAAAAATAAATTTAGTTATTGGTGAGAAATATACCATGTCGTGCTGGGCAAGGGTTTCATCAACAAGTACAACTCAAAACGTGAATCTTTTAATACGCTCTTGGACCACCAATGATAATAATCGTAAATTATTCAAAACTATCTCTAACAAAGATTGGGTTCGATATCAATTCACATTCACAGCAGATACAGTATCTAACTCAATACAATTCGGTCAGAGCGGAAGTGGTAGCATTGAAATCTGCGGTATGAAACTTGATCATTCTGACCGCATGACAGACTACGATGTTAACTCTTCTGAAATTGTGAGTGTTGTAGAGTTTAACGATGTACGAGATACCGTATCATCACACACTCAAACCTTGCAACGACAAGACCAAGCGATTTCACAAGTTATTCAGACCGCTGACGGTCTAGTTAGTCGTGTATCTAATTTCTTGGATGACTTTAACCTGGTATATGATCCAACGAACTTCAGCAAGTGGACAAAGAAGCAACCTGAAGCGAATGTGATTGAGGTTCAAGCTGATACTAGATTGCTACGAATTACAACCACTGGCAAATCTCAAGTAGCCTATCACGGATTCGCATTGCCACTCAACACCTCGACATTTACGAATAGCGAGAAGTTAAGTTATCGCATTGAAGCATGGGTAGATGTACTGCCAGATGCACCGCTTGGAATTGAATTGTGGAACGATAACAGTGTTATTGCGTCTGACCGAGTGACTTTCAACAAAACCGGCATACAAATCATTACAGGTACGATGACGGTCAATAAAACGGTAACGAAAACAAGAGAATTTCCTCTTGAAATTTGGTTGATGAAGAACGGTCAAGTCGCAATCGGTAAGGTATCACTTATCCGTGGCGACAAACCGCCTAAAAAATTTAGCGATAACACATCTACACAAGATGTTGTCACTCAAACTCAAGTCTCACAGCTGAATAATTCCTACGCTATCCAAACCCTTACTGGACCTGGTGCGGTTTCTTCTCAAATCAATCTGAATAGCAATAACATTCTGATTGAAGCTGCTAAAATCCGTCTAAAAGGTAGAACGCTTCTAGATGAAATCACAGCCATAGACGGTTATTTCAAGCGTTTATTTGTAGGCGATGCCAAAGTAGGCACGCTGAATGCTGACATCATTCGCTCAAATTCAATCTCAGCAGAAAAGCTGATATTTGATACAGCACTAGCGAAGAAGCTTGTATCCAGCGATGTGTTTACTGACACTTTAGCTGCTAAAACAGCCTTTATCAACAAGTTGAGATCAGTAGTAGTATCTGCTACGCTGCTTGAAGGTTACAAAGGTCGGATTGGTGGATTCCAAATCGGTACTCACG